CGACCTCCTCTTCTGGTAGCGGCACATCATCATTCCGAAGAAATTCGGTATTAGATAATACGGCATCTAGGAGTTCTTGTTCGTTGGGACCAGCAGAACTGGGAACATCATCCGTGTTGGGTAGAGATTCATTTTGTTCTGACATGTTTTATTATCCTTCTTTTTTAACCGCAGGCTTTTTTGCCTTTGGTACGGATGTTTCTTTATTGGCATTGTATCGATCTAATAGATTATACATAGCCATGAGTTGATTGCTATTAAGTTTGGCTTTACCTGGAGATCGCATAGAATCGTACTCTAACAGGTTAATCATGTTTTCCATGTTCTTTACCAACTTTTCGTAATCAATATTATTCATTGTGCGTTGTCCTCAATGTATGGTACATTCTTTCCGTATGTTTCAAAGTTAATTAATTTCTGTTTAACATCACCCAACGCAAGTGCTGAGTTATATATAAACTCTCGTGTCTTAACTTCATGTGGATCTGTTCCTAACCAAGCAGTGAAGTATTGTACTAATAACTCCCCATATGCTTCATTAAAGAAACCTTCGCGTTGTTGCGAAGAGAAGTTAGCACGTAACAGTGCTTCTTTGGCTTGCAGATCCGGATGTGTATTTCCTTTCAGCGTCTTCTCTGCTGCAGCTTTATACTTTTCCATTGTTTTTCCTTATGATTTAGACCTGTATCTTGAGGTCTTTTTGGCTATCTTTTTAGGTTGCGAAACATACTGCTTACCTGCTTTAGTTCCTTTACGTTTAGCCGCACTTGTAGCAGAATATTCTTTAGAGCTTAATGCTTCCCTTGCCTTTTTAGGTAGATACCTTTCACCTGTAGCCTTATTACCTTGAGTGGAGTTTTTACCACTTTTAGTACCCCATTTTTCATCAGTCCATTTATCTAAACTCTTCTGGGATTTTTTCTTAGGCACGATAACCGCCTCCAGCTTTTTTATATTCGCTGGCTAATAGTTGGGCTTTACGTGCAGACCATTGGCCTGGACTTCCGCCTTTAGATCCAGCTTTTATTTTTTTAAATAGGTTCTTACGCATTGTAGGTTTAGTGTAATTACCCGCCTCATTGACAGTGGATTTTTTCTTTACCATTTTTCTTTATCCGCCCAATATGCTGCAGACATTTTACCTTTAGCAATATTTTTACTGTGTCTGGCTTTAAAACTAGCACGTTTCTTTTTCATCTTATCAGATTCACCTGACTTAGGAGCACCTGCTGTGGATGCACCTTGTTCTCCAAATCGAATAGTTTTAACCTTCTCCCCCTCTTTAGCAACAACAACATGTGACTTAGTGGGGTGTGACGGAGTGCGTTTAGGTTTGTTGTAACCAGACACCCCAGCATTAGTTAGCCTTGAGTCTTTTTTCTTCGGCATCAATTAAACTCCTCATGTAAAGAATAGCCATCTTTTTATTGCAAGTTATTATGATCACTTTACCATCTTTACTATAACCTACGTACTTATTATTTTTATTTTGGAATAACCTCAAAGCAATATACCGTTGTTGTACTGTTAGTTATCAGAACTGAAGACCTAATCTTCTCTTGTTCACAAACATCAAACGAACTATATTGACCTAAGATGTAGTGGTCTAATTTATTATTAGTAAACATAAACCAAACTAAAAACCACATTACCACTTCCCCTGTTTTACACCTAGAAAATACATTATTATTATCAGAGCGCCTACACCCGCCAGTGCTACAGAAATACCTACAGCCCAGTTAATACAGTTGTCTACAAACTCTTGTTTTTTGTACACTAGTTCACGTTGCTCTTTACGTTGTTTTGCTTCTATTCTTACTATCTCTTCCCATGCACTAGGGCCGTAAGTCCAAGATATGTACGATTTAAGTTCTTCTCGCATTTCTTTGAGCTTTTGTTTTTGTGACCATATCTCTAGTGCATTAGACTGAGTGTCACTAAACATTTTGTACATGGGCGGGTTTTTAGCTTTGTCTTCTAAAAAATCCAAGTCGCTTACAGCTTTAGACCACTGAGACACTGCACTAGACATAGAACTTATTTCACGACCTACGGACACAGCTTTCTTAATACCATTGTAGGCTGTGGTTGCTGCTGCCATAGCTGTAAAGGGATCAATCATTTTACTTTGCCATGTCTCTATGGTCACGATTAATGTAACGTAGCTCACTTTCTATAACAGCTACTCGTTGTTTTAGCTTATTGATCTCACCAATAGCTAAAGTCATAGACGCAAGCTCATCCCACAGATCCTCTATGTCATCCCACACGTACTGTATTTCTGCGCCATTACCTTCAACATCACGCTTAAGATTAATGTTGTCCTCAATAGCCATACGTGAGCCAAGCTGACTAACAGTTTTTTCTAGGTTAGAGATGGTAGACGCCTGTTGAGACACCCACCATACACCACCTGCAAGCTGAACAGCCATAGCTAATACGAGAGCAATAGGAAGTTTAATATTATCCATAGTAATTACCCTCCATCAGATCTACTAGATTCCATCATTTCCCTAATAGACTTTATGTTTTCATCCATACGGCCTAGAGTCACTGCCTGAGATTGCATTATAGATGTTAGATTGTTTATCCTTACTTCATGCCTGCTCAGATCTCTAGAGTTTAATTCTATTGCACTAGCTAGGCTAGAGACATACCACACTAAGGCTCCTGTTTGAAACAAAATACCGACTAAAAACGATATAGATATACTTTTATCTTTCATCTCACTTTGCAAACCCCGCTCCAAAATACAAGCCCACGATAGCTGATACGATGTGGGTATCGAGTGGGGTTATTACAAAACCTGTAGCAGACTGCCACACAATTTGTTTATCAGGTCCAAATAAAAAGTTCCAAAATCCACCTTGAACTTCTGTGTACCCTACAAATACAGGTACTTCTGGATACCATACAGCTACTAATTTAGGAAGAACTATTATAGAAATAACAGCAGAAAGCGCAATTATTCTACGTGTCCACGCAAAGTGAGTGTCTTTAGTTCCATATTCCCTTGCGGAATTTACGGAGCCAATTAGCAATTTTTGTTGTTCTGCTTTATTTTTATTACTTTGACCCCAAATAGACATCACCCCACCTAGGATGGTGGAGAAAAGCATTGTGATTAATTCTAAAGGTAATCCAAACATTTCCTCCACCTCCTATAGGTTATGCTTCACCTGCAATCATAGCTCTTGCAAGGGTTGTGATTTGATTAAAGTCAGGACGCATAGGAGGTTCGAGACCTTCTTTACGAGCTTTAATATCAATCTCTGCCCACTGTTGGAAATGCTTATCGATAGATATAGCCAACTGTTTAGTGTTGTCATCCACAGTGTTTTTAGATTGTGCGTTAGTAAAGGTAACATTGGCCTCAGCAAGTAATGCATCTGCCTCTGCCTTTCGTTGCGTAAGCTCGTTGTCCTTTTGTCCTTTTTCAGTCTGTTGTTTAACAGTCTCTATAGCTTTTTGTTTAAACTCATCAGTTGTGTAGTCTTCAAGGTAATCGTTACTATCAATACCCATAGATTCTATAAGTTTTGTAGCTAGGACAGCAGGGGCTTCTGGACGAATGACAACGCCTTGACCTTGGCTGTTAAGACCTGGAAGAACTGTACCACCAAGCATCTCAAACTTTTTAATCATATTTGCATTTGAGTTTTCACCGATATCTAAGAACACCTCAACATCCATACGAGACGGGAGGGACATGATATCCACCTCAGCAAACACACCTTGATAGCTAAAGTTGGAATGCGTCTTCAAGCATTTACGCATTGTCTTATACACACCTGTGCACAGACGCTTCATACCTGTTTCTGCAAATCTACGAGCAATGTGCTGAATGCGTTTTTGAGATGCAGACTGAACTGCTGCTAACTTCTGCTCACTGTTACCAGAGACATACAAGGAGTCATTAAGACCTTGTGCGGCCTTAGACATACCTGTAGCCTGCTCCTTAATTGTTTGGAGATGTGCCAGTAGCGGTACAGTACCAGAACTTATTGCTTCTGGGGGCATTGAAGACACAGCACCATTTGGGTTTCCGTTAGTTGGAATGATTTGCTTTGGTCTCATATTTTGTAGGGCAGAGAAATCAACAACATTTGGATCAGCAAGTTTTGGTGAATAGTTTGTAAGATATGTATTCTCAACAAACCCACGAAGGATTGCAGTAGATGCTAGTGTTGACGAGCGAGTGAAGTCAGCAATAGACAAACCATAGAACTCATAGGGGATGTCGATAGGTGACAGACACGCAATTGGTATCATGTCTACATCACATTCATACAAAACTGTATCACCTGCAGTAATGAAGTGCTTAAGTTCAGCAACCCCATCCCCATCACGATCAACATTAATCCAACACTCTGTTATTGTAACTTCCCGATTTGCTTCAAGGGCAGTCACATCCTCAGACATACGACCTTGCAGGTAGCTTTGACCCGTCACTAGTTTACGAGCTGCAATATCTTCTGCATAGCTTCCATTACCATCCCAGCTAGTATCGTCTCCAAGTTCATCCCACTCGTCTTCGCTGATGCTGTCTGCAACATCAGGCCACATCTTACGTATCTCTGATCTAGTCAAGATTGTTTGGACACCTACAAAACTAGCGTCATCTATTGACTTAGCATCACGAGAAATCCTAAAAGATTCTGGTGGAATGTTTTCAATCTTCACACGAGAATTATCATTCTTGCGACGAATACGAACATCAACATAAACCAACTCAGCATCTTGCTGTCCGGTCTCCATGTTTAACTCACCTAACTCATTTTCATAATTTAGGTTACCAATGATCTCAACTCCTTCTTCAGCAAGGAGGATATCCAACTGGCCCTGAGAGATCTTCTCGTATTCTTCAAACTCGTACTCGTAACCTTCTACATAGTCCCACCGAACTACACCATTCTTCCACAATAAAGCACTTTTTATCCAGGTTTGGATAAGTTCCCACCCATTATTCTGTTTAAATATGGCATAATTAGTAACCATTGAGGCATCCCTAGCACTCTTAAAAGAGCCTGGAGAATTGTCATATGGTACAAATCTAGCTAATTTACCATTGTTTAAAAACAAATCAGACAAGATTGCAGTGTATGCTTCTATTGTTTCGGTAGTAGATGTGTCAACAATACTAGATACACCCTGTGGTGCTAAGTGATCTGCAGCGACACCTGCAAATTCATACGTAGATCGCTGACGTTCCCGTGTCATATCAGAGGAGTTTAACCATTCCCCTGTAGAGTTTTGGATACCTGTCTCAATCAAGTTAATTAAACTATCATCAGACACCTTTTCCTTATACTTATTACCAGCCATTACAATGAACCCCTACCTGTAAGGATTTTTTTAGTGTTAGCTAAGTTTTCATAGTTGTAATCTTTACTACCAGCCTTCACAACATCTTTTTTCTTTTTTGGTTTAGGTTCTTTCTTTGGTTGGACTTGTGTTTCATTAAATCGCATAGCTCCCTCCGTGGGTCTAACTAACTAACTTGGGGCTATGCCCTATGAATTGTATGTAGTCAGTTTTATATCATGACTAGGATGACGCCTGCCCAGTGTTCAGCTATAGTTGGTTGATGCCCAAACTATACGGTAGCGAAATTCCATCTGCAGAACAACGTAACGAGCAGCGTAATTTATTCTTCTTCAGTTAAAATAGCATTGGTAACAACTGCGGATCCTGCAACAACACCAACACCAGTCCCAATAACATTAGCATTTGTGTATGCGGTTCCTAAGATAGATGCATTACCAGTAACTCCAGCTGATGTGGCGAGTGGTGCAGCGATAGCCCCTACTGAAAGACCAATAATCATTGGGTCTACTACAGCTTTAGTTTGGGGTGCTACACTTCCAGTAACCGCAAGGGCTAAGATTAACCCGACAATCATATTCATTTTAAATACTCCTCAAAAATTAGTTGGTGGTTTACCTGCCGCGACCACCAGCGCGTTATGAGGACAATGCAGGAATCTCTGTTCTCTATAAGGAACTTAGAGAATTTTACGCATACCCATAGTATATCTCAAGGCACTTTTCCGAATTGTTAACATTAACCATATCGTGTGGTATCCTACCTTCTATCCAATACTCTAGTACTTTGTTGTGAAATTCTTCTTCTAAATCCACTGGGTGTTGTCCTCTTCCCAGTCCAGGATCCTCTCTTTCCATGATACATTCCTTGTGTTCAACTTATCCCAATGTGTACGCAGCACCTCTGCACATATGGCGAGGGAGATAACAGTATCATCATAGCAACCAGGGGCTGCTTCTGTCTTCCCACTGGCTGTAGAGATGTAGTCTTTTAGCTCCCTAATAATAATAGGTGAGGGTATCATAATATCCTCATTGTCTATTAGGTTCTTTAGGTTCCCAATGATTACAGGTTTAGATGCAGATGTTGTCCTAAACCCCAACCGCATACCCTCTTCGTTAGACACATTAGCTATCTTTGTTTGTTTGTACAGGTTCAGATAACCCATCTGCTCTAGTTTCTGCAACGTAGCAATACCCATTGAGTTAGACTCAACGGCTAAGAAAGCATTGTTATAATATCTACCTAAGTAGAACAACAACTCACCCCACATACTAGGGTCAATACGATTATTACGATACACAGCTACAATTTCATATTTATTATTCATAACAACAGCAGCACTGTAATCTTGACCAACCCCTAAAGAAACATCAGCCCCAATTACATAGGGCTCTTCCCACTTAGGATAGTCGTAGATAGTTAAGTTACCTTCCCTATTATCATCAAACATCTTACTTGATGGATCCCAATCACTACGCTTTTGTTCTGGACGGGGTACAAGAGAGTTCAACTTATCAATGTCAAACACATTAGCTCCAGACACAATGAATGCTTCATCCGCTGTAGCAGGGTACTCCTGTTGAAACTTTAACTTACCACCTTCTGCTATTTTTAATCTACGCCAGTACAACTGATCATTGTCTAACCCATGATTCTCCACAAGGGTCTCTTCTTCAATCGTTAACTCCATTTCCTCAGGGGCTGTACGCCTATACTCTGGGGTTATGAACCAAGGTAGAAAGATTGGTAGGTATTCATTCTCACCAGCTACAGCACCTTTCCAGAGCCTGTAGAACTCCCCTTGAGCACCATTAGCTGTAGACTCTAGGATAACCTCAGTGCCTGGTGCTTGGGATATACCCTGAAACAAACCAGCCAAGATCTTCTCATCATGAGTCCAAAAGGCTACTTCTGATAGGTGAGCAATCGTTGGTGTAGTCCCACGACCAGCCTCCGGAGAACCCGCTGTATAGAGACGATAAGAGCCAATAGCATCTTTATCATTGTAAGCAGGAGACTGTATCTTAATTTCTTTAGCATTAGATGTAATCTCCTTTGGTACTAATTCACCCTGCATATTCCTAATCAAGTTCTTAGACATACTAAACAATGCATCAGATGTAGCAGAGTCGTGAGCCATAACCACAGATCTAGAATGAGGTGAGAAGTATGATTTCCAAAAGACCCTACCAGCACAATAAGTACTGATACCTTGTTGTCTAGCCTTCAAGATAATAGCCCTAACCATACCAGTTTTCTCTTGTTGTTCTGTGAGAGCATCTGTTATACGTTGCTGACACTCGTTAAACTTAAAAGGTATAAACCCTAAACTAGTATCCTTGGTTATAATTTGTATTTGTTCTTGGGCAAAAGAAGTAAAGTCCCCCTCATACCCTTTTAGTTTGATCCTCCTCTCTTTTTCTTTGAGAAGAGACATTATCTCTTTATTGTTCATTGTGTGTCCTCTATGTCCCTATAAGGAACTTAGAAATATATCTATATTATTTTTAGATTATGTGGGGTTCTGTGAGAGATTGGGGTACCCTGTGAGGTTTATAGAGGGTCTTTGAGAAAGAGAGCCTAATAAGTACTTTTTTTATCAGGTACCCTCATAGTTTTTTAGTACCCCCTAGATCTCTCAGAGGCTCTCTCAGCTCAATCATTCAATCATTAAAGAGATCCCTAGTCGGGATCAAGATCTTTCTGTCTTTCTTTCAGGGAGCCTCTAAGAGCCCTCAAGGGGTCTCTCAGAGTCTCTAAGGTTCTCTTAGGTACTGTGAGGTACTCTGAGACTACTATAAGCACTGTGAGGCTCTCTGAGAGTCTCTTGTGGCATAGGGTCTAGCGGGACTGTGGGATTGTATGGGATTCTGTGAGAGACTGTGGGGGGATGATGTACCATTCTCTAAGTTCCTTATAGGGAGAAGCTTTCCAGTCCCTCCCTTAGGTTACTATATATACCTATACTATAAGATCTCCTAGTCTCTCTCAGTACTCTCAGTACTCTCAGTATCTCTCAGTCTAGACCAATGTACAGTATCTCTCAGTCTCTCTCAGTCTCTCTCAGTGTCTCTACGTGATTGGTTCGGATAGTA